TCTCCGCTATCTGTTTTTTGAATTGAAAAAATATTTGCTAGGTGATTTGCAGGTGAATCAACTAATGATAGTTCTACTAGATCATAGTCTTTGATAATTCTTACGCTGTTCTTTGATTCTCCATCAAGAACACTTTCTGAGTCTTTTACGTTTCCACCAATTGAAAATCCAGTAAGGGTTCCGTCAAGAACCATTTCCCATACTTCTTGTGCACCTTTGGAAACATAGGTATCTACATAAACACCGCTATATTGCTTATTTGTATTTGGATCAAAGAATGTTTCAGTGCGAAAGTTTACAACTTTACCTGCTGGAATTGGCTGGTGCATAAGGCGTACATTACCTCTAAAGTTTTCAAAGGCTTTTCGTGATGCTTCTGCTGTAACACGATCACCTTGGCGGTCAATGTTATCAAGGGTTGCAAAGCCAGACACGATTCTTTTTTCTACATCTACCTTTGAGATAGGCATGGTAAGCGTAACTTGATTACCATTAGTAGTAAGGGATGCCTTTTGTAAATCTACCATAACAATTCTAATTATATAACATATTTGTTATTATAGTGTTACGCTTGTTGTCTACCTTCACCTTGAGGCACTCTAGATCCTGTTCCACTATCTGCAGCATTAGCATCTCTTTGCTGATCTCTTAGCCTATTTCCATTAGCCTGAGTTCTTTGTTCTGCTTGACCTTGTGCTGTTAATTGAACTGGTTCATCTCCAGACGGTAGTGCTGTCATGCCCTTTCTTGATCTAACTTCATTAGGCAAATACACTCCCATTCTTAGATAACGCTCATCAATCTTTGACTGAGTATCTTCGTCTGTAAGAGTAAGTTCATTGAATTTAAGCTTAAACATATCTGTTTTTTCTGAAACAATTCTATTTACAGACTTTTCTAAAGTGTCTTGCTCTGGACGACATACCTGATCCTTAAAAGTTCTATCGGCTTCACGAGCATTGGCAAGAGAAATATTTTCTGCTGTACCAACCTTTGAAATTGGAACACGATGTGCCATAAGGATCTCACTAAGATTTGTTTTTCTGTAGTTATTAAATGAGGAATCCTGAATTCCATTTTCTACAGCTTCCATCTTTACGTCAATCTTTTGACCATTCTCATCACCAGGAATTGGGATAACAAGGGTTCTATGTGATTGCCCACGAAGATTATTTTGGAAGAATTCAAATAACTTAGATTCTGCATCCTTTGAAAGCTTTGCTCCCTTAATCCAGAAAATGTAGCGTGGAGTTGCTTTATTTTCAAAGTACTCAAGGTTGAATCTAGATGCGAATTCTGTACCTGCCATTGCATTTTTTGCTGCAACGATTGGGGGAATTCCATAATAAGTATTGGTTGGGGTGTATGACTTTAAGTGAATAATTTCATTTGGACGAGCATCCGCACCAATTGGGTTTGGTTGAGATAAGTCCTGGAAGTTTCTAAAGAATACTGCCTTACCATTTACAATCTGAACAAAGCCATCACGAAGTCTGCGAATTCTAACAGTTGCTGCTGGAATATGACCAATGTAACCGATCTCTCCTGTTACCTTGCGACCAATTTCCAAGTATCCATTTCCAGTTGCTTCTTTATCAATGTATGCCTTTACAAGGGTTGCAGTAAATGTGTCTTCATCATTTCTTGATTCTAGCCATTCTTCAATTTCAAGCTTAGTTCTATCAAGCTTTCGTCTTTTTCTAGAAAGCTGATCCTTGTCTGTTGTTTCTTCAAGCATCTGCAAAACTTGTAGTGTTGGCTCTAGATTATAACCAAGACCAACAATGTTTGCTACCTTTGCATTAATTGCAGCAAAGTTTGCAGCAGAAACTTCATAAATTCTAGAAAGAGAAATTAAGTTATATGGTGGCTCTACAACATCAAAAAGACCATAACCATACTTGTCTGGTACTAATTGCTTTGATTCTGAATCATCACCATTTAGAGAGTTTTGATCTGCTTTTTCAAGCTTTCTCTTAGAGTTTCTCTTAAAATTGTGACCTAATCCAGCAAGTTTCATCAAGTCGTTTGGATTCTTTGCAAAATCATCTACTTCATTGTTTCCAATTAAAGAGTTGGACTTAGCAACACTATCCATTCCGATATCTCTACCGCTAATTTCATGCATTTCGTGCATTGTGGAACACCTCTCTCCAGTTATCTGTATCACCGTAAGGTGTTAGTCCTTCAGCCATTCTATCAATGTCTTCTCTAGACTGCGTTTCAGATGCTCTACCAACTCCTGGCATAAAGACTGCTTTTCCTTCTGGCTTTCCCCAGTATGCTGCAGCATCTGCTAACTGTTTCATCTTTGTAATATCATATTTACGAGCAGGAACATTTAAAGTATTACCCTGATCGTCTTGAAAGTGAGTTCCATTAGGTAACTCCCACACATAAATTCCATATTCTGCACTACTCTGTACAGCTTGCACTTTGTTTTTAGGTTTTGACATACCACAATGATACCATTTTTTAGATCTTATGGCTACTGTTTATCAAATAATTAATCTGAATTAACTAAGTCTGTTTCTTTATATGAAACTATTTTATTTGTCATAAAAACTTGATCATAGGTTCCATCTGATTGTTTTTGTAAAAACTCTTTTCCATTTTCATCACCATATTGAACATATATTAAGTCTCCAGTTGCTATATCTGCTGCTTCCAAAGATGTGTTAGCCGTAAAAGTAGCGACTGTATTAGAAAACTCAACTGAATACACGCCCCTGTCTGGTGCTGATGTTTGATTTGCCAATAAAACTGTAACTGGAGAAGCAAGAGATGGAGCACTAATGCTATCAATTTCAATAAGATCAACATCATTAGAATAATTTATTTGATTAGAGGAAAGAGTATAATTTTCTGTAGCTGCCAATGAAACTGTGGCTTTTATTGAGTTTTGATCTGGAAGCAACTCATATTCTACATTGTCATGTCTTACTTCTTTATCGTAAAAATTAATATTAAGAACACCAGAATCTTTTACTGGTTCTGAATAAGAGGAATAAAATAAGTTGTAATACTTTAAAGCCTGTGTTGCTGTTAGTTTAGATTCCAATAAGCATAGGTTATCTATATAAAATGTTCCTGTTGTAGATGAAGAGTTACCTATTTCAATAGGGGTACCAGTAATGGTGTTAATTGGAATTGGATTATCTAGAACAATGGTGTAATGGTTCCATTCATTGGTTTCTGCACTTGTTGTTTGTAATCCATTTATATAAACAGTACCCGTAATTCCACTACCTGCAATTGCAACTGTACCAGATGTCTGTCTAATTATTACTGGATCTGAATAAATAAATCTACACTGAGAGGTTGTTGTTGGTTTTGCTGTAAATATAATTGTGCTAATTCCTTCAGTTGATTCTGTTCCAATAGCTTTTGCTGAATAATTTATTGTTCCATACTGATCACCAATTTTTAAACCAGTTGTATTTCCATAGTACATAGATGGTGTTTTTATAACTTCTGGTAAATATAAATCTTTTCCAGACTTTGGTGTAATAGTTATATTTTGACTACCAATATCTGATCTCATCTCAACTGATGAGTTTGTTGAATTAAATACATTAAGATTAAAATATTGTAAAGTTGGAGGATATAATTCATAGTCATCAGACTCCATAGTTATGTCAAACCTAACAACATGATCTGTAATTTCTTGACCAAGCAATCCTTTTATTGGATCTCCATTTAAAATTTCTTGAGCTGCTAAAAGTTCTGATGTTTGATTATAAACAGTAGCTTCTACTTTAACAAAACTATCTCCTTCAACTTCACCATATCCTAAGTCTATCCTATGTGGTAGGACATTTGTTGTTCCTAAAAAGTTTGTTCCAACATAAAATTTAGCTTTTCCTTTTGTATATCTAAGAAGTCTTTTTTCTTTGCTTGGAGATATCTTGTAGTTATAATCATAGTTTTCTAATTCGGTAAAATTCTGTGGAATAGAAGAGGAATCTTTTAAGGCACCAATAAGATTTAACTTACCAGTAAATCTATTAGTTTCTGTTTGGTTTGGTGGTAAAATTTCAGTATTTGCAAAGGGGCTAATACTTTCTCCACCAAATGACATATATGAGGACATAAGTGGTAACTCTAGGCTTGTATCAGACTCTGTATATTGATTTGATGGTGTATATAAAAATAGACTTAAAATATTATTTAACTCATAAAAACCTAAGTAAACTTTTCCAGTTATTTGTGTTGTAGTTGATAGCAGTGCCGTATCAACCTTTTTAGTTCCATTAATATATTCTGTTGAATAATAAATTTTATAATCTGGTCCTATTTTTTCAGCGTATACAGATAAACCAGCATTTGTTAATGAATCTATTTTAAATAGAAGCTGCTTTGTTGTCCAGGTAGCTCCTGTAAAATCAAGCTTAGATATCATACCATCTGGAAAAGAACTAACTTTGTCTGAAACATATAAACAAGTTCCATGTGGGAATGATATTTCTCCATCTGTTGTTCCATACATTGTTTCATAGCTAACATCTGAAAAAGTAACATGCTCTATTGTTGAATAATTATTTGTTGTTAGATACCCGTCTTTTTGAACTTCTAAAGTATTGTTTTCAATAAGTAAATTATTAGACCAGGATGTGGGTGTGTTATAGGATAAGGAATAAAGCTTAGATGTATTTTCCATATGCATTGAATACATTGTTCCAGCTTTTGATGATATAGCAAACTTAGAAATATCATACCCTACACCATATATAAAATGTCTTTTTGCTATTGTAGAGCTAAAAGGATAACTATAAATTGCAATACTGTCTACATAAATTCCTAGAGATGAGCTACCAAAAAATTCAAAATATTCATCAGCAGAACTATATGTTTTTGTAAAATATCTTAAATTTGTTATTGAAACTGAAGACTCAACACCGTTTACAAAAAGACTAATTCCTTTTGGAGTATATGTCATTGCAATATGAAGTGGCTTATTAAATGTATCAACTGGTAATGAGGTTGCTATTGTTTCCTGATCTCCAACCCTAAATATTAGATAGTTATCTTTGATATAAAGACCTGTAGCACTATTTGGTTTTCTAAGAATTACTCTTTCATCTTTTACAGAGTTTGTTATTTTAAGCCAAAACTCTAGGGTAGATGCGTACTGCCTGTTTGCAGAAGACATTTTACCCAAAGATGGGATCCTAAGGGAAGGTACATTATCTCCTATTAACTTTATACACTGTCCACCACCATATACAAGAGGAACCTTAATTCTTTTTACATTAGCACCACTAGAACCTAAATAGGTTCCATTATAGGAATCTCCTAATAGAAATCCATCATTTTGTGCAGAGGTTCCACTAGCTTCACTTAAACTCCATACGGATACGGGTGAATCTTGTAAAATTAAATCAGTATAAGACATAGGGACCTCTTATACATTATACAGCTTTAGTGGTACCAAAATCACTTATATCGCAAGCTCCAGCAACACATGCTAGATCTTGAACACTTGTTGTTGCATCAAAAGTCTCATAAATCTCTAACCATTTCCAGTCAAGGTCTGCAGGAGTTTCTGATAAAAGAATCTCATACTCTCCCTTTGTGATTTCTTGATAAGGAGCCTGTTGATAAGTATGCTCTGAATAAGGTAAGAAAGATACACCTGACATTTCATCAATGTGTTCATATACCCAAGCACCTACTGCCATCCATTCATTTTCTTTTACAGATACGGTAATGGAAGGCTTGTGTTCTGCCCAGTGACGTTGGTATGTAAGCCAGATATCTAAGTGCTGTACCGCAGTTAAATCTTCACGAAGTGTTGCACCTTCAGGAGCAGCAATAGGAAAAGTAAATACCATAGTATCGTTTGGCTTCATTACATCTGGCTCATGCTTTACACCCATATCAACTAGGAAAGATGTAATTGGATCTTTCATGTCTCCACGAATTGTGCGAGCATAGTATTGTGAGTGCCAAGGATGCATACCAGAGGATGCATTAACTAGCTGAGATACAGTTCCAGATGGCTTTACACATGTGATAGCTGCTGCTTGATTGATACCAATCTTTTCTGC